TTGTCGCCCTGCTGTTGGCCCCGGAGACCAAGGGCAAGGAACTGGTACCGGATCTCGTTGTCGCGTGATCATAAGTTGCGGTGTTGAGCTGCCCGCTTACCGCTCTGGACGCGCCCTGAGGGCATGAGAGATCGGGCACTGGGCAAAGCACCACCCGACGCAGTCAGCCAGGGGCGTGGACTGAGGGCCGACAGCCCGGTCTATGTCATCGGTTCAACCAATTTCTCGCGAAGGGACTCAAAATTCGAATCCTGTCCGCTCCAGCAGCGAGAGGAGCGAACCTTGTGGAATGTCGCGGCGCCTCCAATACGATTTCGGTGTGCAGCGTCTCGCGCATCGACCCATCCCGGTCGAGACATCGAGCACTCGCTGCCCCGGCGCTACCTCGGCAGCGGAGATGACCGCTAGCACGAATAGGCAAGACCACCGGCCAACCCAGCGATTGTAGGCCAGCACGTTGGCGGCCCGGCCTGGTGCAACGTGTAGACCTGGAGCAAAGTTAACCTTCACCGCCAGCCTCCCGCCAGCGTCTTCGCGACCAGGCGGTGTCACACCACCACCGCGCTGTCGGCGGTGCAACAGCGAAACCCCGCTGGCAGTCATCGCTTCCAGAACCCTTGCGATGGGATGCGGAACGCCCGGTTAAAGCGCGAGGACGCATTCTCCCACGCGATGATCATCGTTATCTCCGCGATGGTCTCGTCGTCATAGTGTTGTTGCAGGCGCGCGAACAGCTCGTCGTCGACGTCGCGGTATGTGTCGGTGATCGCGTCGGCGTATTCGAGCGCCAGGCGTTGTCAACTTAGCAGACCCAGGGCGCCTTTTTGCGGCCCCGCTTGGTTAGAGCAGGCAGCACAATCGGCGAGCAAAGGAGCTTCCGACCCGAGCCGCCACGACACCGACACAACGAGCATACCACGGGCGGCTAAGTTGACAATGCCCCCCGTGCCGCTTTACCGTGATGTAGGCCTCGGTTTTTTCGCGCTCGATCAGGGCAGCACGAGCGGACGCAGCCGGTGCCCGATTTCATCCATCGTCACAATCCTGCCGTCGAGCGCTGGACGGAGCTGCACCGCCCTAAACGGTGGTAGTTCAGATAATCGTCGATGCGCTGGTGGTACTCTGGCAATAGCCGGGACTCGAGCTGCCAAGTGAAGAACGGCGCTGGTAATACACCCCGGATACTACCGAGCCTAGGCTGACGAAGCCGCGTCGGTTCGGCTTCTTCCCGACCTGTCATTCCATCGTCCGAGTGGTTGCAACGTCCGCGATACACTCTGGGTCAGCGGCTTGCCATCTGCCCAAGGCGTCACCCATGTCTAGCGACGTTCCATAACCGATGCCTCCAATCCGTGCACAAGGACTCACTGGCGGAGCGAGCAGGATTCGAACCCGTGGTCCCTCTCGCGAGAATTCGCTTGATTTTCGCGGAAGGCGACGACGGGTCCACACTCCTCCGCCGAGATGAATTCATTGGCGAGAGGGAAGGATTTGAACCGTCGCTCCCCGGTGAAGCTGCGCTCTGTTGCCCGTACCGTTTGGTTTCTTATAGGGGTGGTGGAGGGGCAGCGGCTTCTTTGGCCTTCTGCTCGGCGAGCCATTCCATCGAGCCAATAGCCCAGGTGGTTTTGACAGGTTGTGGTTTGCGGCGCTGCTCGAGCTCCTCGGCGAGCTGCCGAGTGTATTCGAAAATGCCCCAGCTATTCATTTGGGTATTGAGCATCTCCAGCGCGCCGCTGCAGGCGTCGGCCTCGTCGTCATGGGCGAGTTCGGGGAAGCCTTCGAGGACGCGAAACAAGTCCTCGTTCCAGCGGCCTCGCCAGATCTTGATGTTGCCGGTGCGGCTCTGCGAACTGAACGGCCCAAACCGGGTGATCTTATCGCCACTCTCTGCGGTCGGCGTCACAGTGAAGCTGCTGAGCACGCGCACCAAATGAAGCGCCTGGCTCTTGCCGGCCTGCCCTGGATCCTTGCCGAAGCCAATGCGGACCCGCTTGCCGTCATGCGTCGCGGTATTGAGCAATAATCTCTCGATATCGCCCGGGTTAGCCCGCTGGCGCACCACATCCAAGAGCCAATAGCCGCCGCTCTTGTCACGGCCGAGCTTGATGCCCACGGTCCAATCCGGGTCGTTGAGCGCGGTCTTTTCGGTCGCCGCGAGGTCCCAATAGCGGACAATATCGAGGTCGGTCGGGACTTCGTCAACAACGGTACACCACTCCCGCTTAAAATAGAGCCCGGCCGCCGGCCGGATCTTCCAATTGCCCTCGAGCAGCCGCGCGCGCTCGAGCAGCGGCAGCGACTGTAGCCAGGCGAGGTAGTCCGGGTTCACCCGCAGCAGAGCGGGGTTGTCGAGTACCCTTGCCGGGATAAAGCTGACGCTGATCGGCCGCGGCGAATCGACCCCCGGCGGGAGAGCCTCCAACCGCGGCATGTATCGCAGTAAGTCCTCCGGCCGATCGGCCCAAAGGACGTCGTCCGAGACGCGCAGGTAGTAGCGCAGAACGCCGGCCCGCTCGGGGATCGGAAACCCGGTCTCCTGGTCGATCCACCACGCTAGAAACTCGGCGACCCAACTGTCGGCGTCCGGGTTGCAGGTCGCTCGGATATAAGGCTTCACGCCGCAGGTCGAGCGGTTGCGGCTGACCATGTAGAAAAACTGATGCGCGGTGAAATGCGTCAGCTCGTCGAAGCAGATCAAGGCGATTTGAGCGCCCTGCCAGTCATGCACGGTAATCTCGAGCTGCAGATGCGAAAACTTGATCTTGCCGCCCTGGGGCCAGCGCCACTCGTGCACCCCAAGATGAGGTGTACCACCAAGCCGCGGATAGAAGTTCAGGCTCTCATCCCATAATGCTCCGGGGTTGGTGATCTGAGGCGTCGTGCGCCGGAAGAATACCGCGGCAAAATTCGCGACCCGGCCGACATGACGCATCGGCTCGAGGATTAGTCCGACCGTCTTACCGCCACCCGCGGCCCCGCCATAAATGCAGATGTCAGCTTTGCTCTGAAGAAACTCGGTCTGCGGTCCGAGCTGGGGCGAGATCGTGGCTTTTGGAACTCGCGACATTCCTCACGTGCCGCGGTTCGAGGACGTCTGTCCCGGGTTGCCCGAAGGCAGGTCATGACCGTCGTCCGACACAACATCAATGGTTTGCGTGGTCCGAGGCGGCTGAACACGCCGTGGTTTCCTGGAGAAGTATTTCTCTTGTGCGTCTCGCAGCACCTGCGTCAGCTCAGGATCGCGGCTGTTGTCGGGTAGGACCAGGACCACGTTTGAATTCGACTCGGTGGCGCTGCCTGGCATTGGGTGATCCGGCGGTGTCCGCTCCCGCCAATTCGCTCTCGTCTTCAGCCAGAAAATGATCGCCGCGATATTGCCCGCCTTGGCGGCGGCGAACAGATAACCGGAGATCGTCGCATTGGCCTCGGCCACTCCGCGATCGAGTTCATCGCGCAGGCGCTTGCGCAATGTCTTTGGCGCACATCCGACAATCTTGGCGATGTCGTCCTGCGGCACTCCGACACCGGCCAGGTACCGTACCTTCTCACGTATTGCATCAGTTACGACAAATGCTGTTCTGGCCATCTGCCGTCCCTGATCAATCCCGCCCCTGCCTGGCGGCCCGTTCATCGAACGATTGACCGGAGGCGTGATGGCGGGCGCCGCGTCCGGTGTAGAGCTGCCAACGTCGGACGATCACGTCGACATAAGCGGGGTTGAGCTCGAGGCCGCAGCAAACCCGGCCGGTCATCTCGGCGGCGATCAGGCTCGTGCCCGAGCCGAGAAACGGGTCATAAATCACCTGGCCGGGCCGGCTATTGTTGGCGATCGGGCGGCGCATACACTCGACCGGCTTCTGGGTCCCGTGCCCCCAACTCTCCTCACGCTGTTGGTTGCCAAACGGGTTATTGTTGGCGATCTCCCAGACCGTCGTCTGTGTCCGATCGCCACCCCAATGGCTGGTCTTGTCCTGGCGCACCGCATACCAGCAGGTCTCATGCTGCCAGTGGTAATCGCCACGGCTCAGCGTGAAGTGCTGCTTGACCCAGATGATCTGAGCACGCAGTTGCAAGCCGCAGGCAGCCAGATCGGCGGCGACAGCATTGCCATGCAGCGCCCCGTGCCAGACATAAGCGACATCCCCCGGGAACAGCGCATAGGCCTCGCGCCAGTCGGCGCGATCGTCGTTGATCACCTTGCCTCGAGCAAGCCTGCCGGCACTGAGACCGCGGCGGGCGCGCCACGACGGCTCGTAGCCGACGCCATAGGGCGGATCGGCAATCATCAGATGAGGTGTCGACCCGGCGAGCACCGGCGTCACGTCCGAGGCGCTAGTGCTGTCGCCGCAGGCGACCCGGTGATCCCCCAGCAGCCATAAATCATTGAACCGAGTGACGGGCTGCTCGGGTACGTCCGGAACGCTGTCGGGATCACTCAGCCCGCTGTTCCAAAACCAGCCAAGATGGTTTTGAGCTGGTCCGCCTCGAAGCCGACCAAACTGAGGTCGAACTCCCCAAAATCGAGCTCCTGAAGCTCCTGACGCAGCAAATCGGGATCCCAAATCGCCCGTGCCGCCAATTGATTATCGGCCAGGCGATAGGCCGTCTTCTCCGCCTCGCTCCAGCCCCGCGCGACGATCACCGGGATCGATGTCAGTCCGAGCTTTGTCGCCGCACCGATACGCGCATGCCCGGCGATCAGCACGCCCTGCTCGTCAACCAGGACCGGCATCGTCCAGCCCCATTTGGCGATGGAGGCGGCGATCTTGGCGAGGTCAGCCTCGGTGTGGACCCGCGCGTTGTTGGTGTAGGGTATTAAACGCTCGATTGGCCAGCGCTCGCTGTGGTCGGCCGGCCACGGACGCGGCGGCCCCGTCCCTTCAATCTCCGCTTGGTTCAGAGACATTCTTCACCTCCGCACAAGCCCAATGCGTTCGTGCACCGGCTAGTGCGGAGAATCTGCACTTCCCGCTAACGATGAAACAGCTCAGATGACTTTTTTGGCCGCAGGTTTCGTCGGTAGATTTCCCAAGATATCAATGTATTCGCGGACCGTGTTTCCCGCGTCCCCTCTTGCAAGACTGATCGAGTTCTATCCATGCCTTTTTAAACGCCGCGGGATAGGCGTTCGCGACCTCGGCCATGCAGCGTTGTTGCGCCTCGAGTTTGGTGAGCGGATGTTCAGGGAGCATGATCTCTTGCAGTCGACGCCGGATCGCACCTGCCACCGCGGCCGTTCTTGTGTTTCTTGCTGGCCATACGCGAACCACATCCACACGCAAGAACTGCGGTGAGCGCCAAGCCAGGGCACCGCGCGAGCGAGCCCATAGTCCTACCGATGCAATCGGATCGCCGGGAGTGAAGCGGAAGGTCAGGTCGTTCAAATCAGCCAGCGGCACCGGGATCCGCTCCTCGCCCCTCTCGCCACATTTGATCGCCGTCACTTGAAGACGACCACTCCGAAGCTTCCTTTGGAGATCATCCAAGACTCTATCCGCCGGGATGAGGACAGCTCTCTCGATCCGCGCGGACTGATTACTCCCCGGCGTCGCGGCGACTTCAGGATCCGCGTCAGGTTTCATCGTCGAAAATCGCCAAAGCGAGCGCGGATCCACAGCCGTGCTGTCGGTGAACATGGCCCGCGCCATCGCTTCGGTCTCGTTTAATTCCGATATGGCAGCAAGCCGTTCATAGTCGCGGGTTCGTATCCACATCGCGACCTCGCCAAGACCCCAATATGCCTTCTGGTCCACGGTACTGTTGTCCACCACCACCTTCAAGCTCCATCTACATGTTGTGGCATAGCGACAATATAGCGCAATCGGTAGCTAATCGACAAACTTGACGGCGCACGGTAAGTTGCGTGCCGGCACGGGTGCCTTAAATGCCTGAATGACAAGCGTATTTTAGGTTACGTGCAGGGAGGTCGGTCCTTTTTTATAGACGGTAAATTGGACCGGCATGCCGGAAACCGCGCTTATACCCAAGCGCTTAGATGTGACCAGGCCATGGACGATCGGGGACAAGAGGTGCCATTTTTGTGGCTATCCCGAGCGTCGAAACAGTCTTTTATCTCCCAGAATCCGCTCCGAATTAGCAACTTTCCTTCGTCGGGGAATCCCGAGACGGGTTCGCTCGAGACTCGCTCCTCCAGCGGTGAGTCATACAAACTCGATCATGGCGGCAGATCTCGACGGCCCATCGCGTCGCCATCGCGAACAGCCGGCTCGTTGCTCTCGACGAG